AGCCATCGAGGATCTGGACGTCGTAGCTTTCCAGCTCCTCGGCCAGCGGCACCTCGACCTGTTCCCATGCGTCGGCCACAAGCGCCCGGGACCGCCGCGTCCAACGGATAGTCAGATCGCCCGGGCTGCGTGCCGTGCGCCACGGCTGTTCGACGTGGACCGGCGCGAACGGGACAAGGCCGCGCCCGGTCGGGGTGAAGCCCAGCGCAGCATAGCTCGCGTCGCTGACGGTGCGCGCGGCCGGCCCCCCCCGCCAGTTCCACGGCAGGCCAAGGTCGGCTTCGGCGATGGGCAAATAGGCCAGCGTCGCATCTAGCACGACCACCCGTGTCCCGGCCGGGGCCGGGTTGCCCATCGCGTATTCCGTTCCGCGCTGGCCACGCAGCAGACGGGTCAGGCGGTAGCGGCCGGGGGCGATCAATTCGGCCGCGCCCGCCTGGACGATTTCCCAAAGGCCCGCCGCTGTCTCGACGGCTACCGCATTGGCTCCGCCGAACAGCGCGACATCCGTTACGCTTTCCAGCGTTCCAGACAGCATATCGACCAGCAACGCGTTGCCCAGATCGAAGCGCGACGTCGGCCCGGGAAAGAAGTCGAAGGCCAGTGTCCCGATCCGGGCACGACTGCCGAAGGTCGTCAGCAAGGCGAACCCATCTGTCGAGGCGCTGCGGAAAACGGCGATCTCGCCGGGCCAGGGGCTGGCATGCGCGGCGATCAGGGGGCGATGGGCGGGCTGATCCTCACTGATCTGCGGCAGGTCCAGCATGACCACTTCCGGCGTGCCGAAGACGACGGGACTCGCCAGTGAGGCCGGGCGGGGATCGCCGGGCGGCAGATCATAGGCGGCACGATCCTGACGCACCGCCTCGATCCCGCGCGCCTCGGCATCGGCGACCGAGACGAGGCGGAACTCGATCTCCCGGCCATCATGCGCCAGCCGGATCACGTCGGCCGGATCGAGGGCGAGCCGCGAGGGCGGCAGGCGGAAGGTGGCGCTTTCCCGGCCGATCCAGGCCTCCATCAGCGCGCGGCGGCAGCGGCGTTCGGCTTCCTCGGGCGGGATCGCCATCGGGAAGGACTCGGATGCGATGCGCGTCGTGTCGACGGTGATGCGGCGGGCCTCGACGAGGGCCGCGTCATAGTCTTCGTCCGCGCGCGCGACCTGCCACTTCAGCGCTTGCGGCAGTTCGGTCTCCTGACCACGGGTCAGTTCGAATGCCTCGCCTTCACGGCTGGCGACCAGATCATCCACCGTCAGGGTGAGGCAGGATGCCCGGCCGCGCATCACGAAACGGATCACCCCCTCGGTCTCGATGGCATCGAAGCCGAAGTGTCGGGCCAGCGTGGAAATCGACGCCCGAGGGCTTTCGAGGGCCCCGATGACATAACCCTCGACCGCGCCCCAGAGTCCCGACACGTCAATCAGGTCTTCCGCCAGCCCGGCGCGCAGGCATAGGTGGCGCACGAGGGCGGCGAGGGACACCGCGCCGAGTCGTCCGGTCAGCCAGTGGCCCAGCCGCCAGTTCGGGCCGTCCGTCCAGACGCCGGTCAGTTCGGGGAAGAACGGATAGGGGCGTGCATCCCAAGTCCAGGCGGCGCATTCGGGGACATGGACCATCCGGCCGCCGTAGATCGCGGACGTCGGGTTGTTCGTGCCCTGGCCCCACCAAAGGTAACTGGCTTCCAGATAGGCGCGCTGAATCGCGTCGTCCCGCCATCCGCGGGAGAAGTACGGGGTGAAGCTTTCGGACGACTTCGGGTCGAAGAAAACGTTGGGCTGGTTGGTGCCTCGGTCGATGGCGGGGCATCCCAGTTCCGTGAACCAGACGGGCTTCGATTGCGGCACCCATACGGTCGGCGTGCCGCTCTCTACCCCGCCCGGCCGGTTGAAATGCGGGTTCGACCACCAGGCCCGCAGATCCTTGTAGCGGAACACCCAAGGCTTGCCCGCGGCACCGTCGGTGATCGGCGTGCGCAGTTGCGCCGACCGGTCGGCGGACGAGGCGTAGAACCAGTCGAAGCCCTCGCCGCCAGCGATGTTGGCCTGCAGGTAGCCGCGATCATGGATCGCGGACCAGCCTTCCAGCGCATCGGCATGGTCGAACCCGTCGCGCCAGTCGGAGAGCGGCATGTAGTTGTCGATGCCGATGAAATCGATGTTGGCATCCGACCACAGCGGATCGAGATGGAAGAACACATCGCCCGACCCATCTGAAGGGTGGTGGCCAAAGTATTCCGACCAGTCGGCGGCATAGCCGATCCTGGGATCAGCGCCGAGGATGGCGCGCACATCGGCGGCGAGGGATTTGAAGGCAGTGACGACGGGATAGCTGCTGGCACCCGACCGGATCGTGGTGAGGCCGGGCATTTCGGAGCCGATCAGGAAGGCATCGACGCCCCCGGCCGCTTGGCACAGATGCGCGTAGTGCAGGATCATCCGGCGCAGCGACCACTCGCCGACCGGGCCGGTCCAGCTGACATTGGTGCCTGACACGCTGAAGTTAATGGGTGCCGCCGTGCCGAACAGGGCTGATACCTGCGTGGCGGCTGCGGCGGTCTTGTCCACCGATCCTGCAAAACCCGCTGCCGGGGAACAGGTGATGCGGCCACGCCAGGGGAATGTCGGCTGGCCAGCGGTGGCGGCATTGGCGCTGTAAGGATTGGGCTTCGTGTTGCCGGGCGGCACGTCCAGCAGCAGAAAGGGATAGAAGGTGACGCGCAGCCCGCGCGCTTTCATCTCCTGGATGGCCTGCACCACCGCGAAATCCGCAGGCGTCCCGCCGTAGACCGGACGATCCTCGGCATCTCGGCTGACCAGAAATGCGTCTGCGCGGCTGACGCCGTTCACCACCCAAGTCGAGGGAGTCGTTGTCTTGGCCGCAACTTCGACGCCCGGCCGCACCTTGCAGTTCCCGGCGCGCAAATCATCGCCAAACCAGGCCACGACGAGGCTGACGCTTTCCACTGCCGGGGCCATCGCCTGCAGCCGATCCAGTGCCACGACGATGTCAGCAGTGTCGGCGATTGCGTTCAGGTTCTCGGCCACGGTCGCGCCGCCAGCGCCGGTGGTCTTCTTGACGGGCGCGGTGGCATAGCTGAACTCGCCCGAGGCGGGGATCATGGTGACGGCCTTCACCAGCCCCTCGGCCGTGTCGGGATCCGCGAGCGGCCGGAACACCTCGAAGGATAGCTGCGGCAGGCGATTGCCGTAAGTCGCGAGCGGCAGTTCCTCGAAGACCACATAGGCCGTGCCGCGATAGGCCGGGGTGTTGGCCGCGCCCATCTTCGCAGAGATGAACTGGTCGGCCGCTTGCGCCTCATCGCCCGGATACCAGCGCCAGGTGATGCCGGTCATGTCGAGCGGCTTGCCATCGGCCCAGATGCGGCCGATGCCGAAGATCGGGCCTTCGCAGAGCGCCACGGCAAAGCTGGCATAGTAAAGGTATTCGGTCGTGCGGACCTTGCCGCCGCCGCCACCCTTCCCGCCGCCTTGCGTCGTAGTCTTGGTTTCCTCGCGGAAATCCGTGGCCCAGATGATGTTGCCGCCAATGCGCATGCGGCCGTAGAGGCGCGGGATGATCGCCCCTTCGGTGGCCGAGGTGATGCGCAGGCTGTCGAGGCGCTGGCCTTCGATCTTCTGCGCGGGGGCCAGCGAGGATACGATCCAGCTGTCGACGACCGACCCGATGGTCGAGCCGATGAAACCGCCGATGGCGGCGCCAGAGAAGCCGAGGATCGCGCCGCCAAAGGCCCCGCCGATGGCGGAACCGACAGCGCCGAGGACGAGCGTGGCCATGAGAAAATCTCAGCGTGCGGGGAACAGGAAGGCGAAGGCGATGCGGCGTCGCCATGTGGGCGTCAGCGGTTCCTCGATCACGCCGAGGCGCTCATAGGCATGGAGGAAGGTGTTGGGTCCGGTCAGGATCCCGACATGCTTGGCGATGGCACGCGGCATCATGCGGAACAGGATCAGCGCACCGGGTGGTGCGTCGGCTGGTGCGATCTCCGGCATCATCGCCCGCGCCCCATCGGCCAACACCTCGCGCGGCCCAGTCTCGCCCCAATCCCGGCTGTAGGGCGGGATCGGGAACGGCTCCGGCCCGACGACTTCGCGCCAGACGCCTCGTGCCAGGCCGAGGCAGTCGCAGCCGACCCTGCGCAAACTGGCCTGGTCGTGATAGGGCGTGCCCAGCCATGACCGAGCGGCGGCAATAACGCAGGCGGGATCGGCGGCCGTCACAGCACTGATCCCTCGTGCCCACCATCCTTGGTGGCGTAGCGCAGGACTGCGTCCTGCCCTGGGATGTGCGGGAACCCTCGGAAGTTCGCGACATTGGCGAACTTCGTCCCGCAGGCTGCAATCCGCTTGTCGCAGCCCGCGCGTACCACGAAAGCATCTGTCGTCATGATCGGGCGCACCGGGGCTTCCAGCAGGGTCAGGATCGCCACGCCATCAACGAGGTCATGCGACAGCACTTCGACCCGCCGCCCGGCATTCGCGCCGGTCGACCATTCCACCAACCCGAAGGCGAACCAGCCTGCCGCGAAACTGCCGAGACCGGAAGCGCTGAAGGCCCGGTCCCGTAACACGTCGATCACCGCGCCGGTGCCCTTGAAGGCCGGGGCCTCGAGGTTCACGCCGCAGCGCGCATCGCCCAGCGCGGCATCGCAGCTGGCCTGGAACGTCCGCCCGACCGTCTGGCCGAGGATGTGGGCGAGGCTGCGCACTTCAGCCACGAAGGCCAGCCGTCCGCGCCGGATCTGTCCGATGGCCCCGCGGCGCAGGAGAACGCGTTGCGCCGGGGTCGACCAGTTCACCCGCCAGACCTCGACCGCCGCATTGTCCCACCGGCCGTCGAGGATGTCGGTCTCTGTGATCCGGTCGGACGAAAGTACGCCTTGGGCGTCCTGCGCGTCCACGGACAGGTCGGACCCCGACCTGACCTCGGACGCCGTCAGCCCGCTTTCGGGTTCGAACTCGGTCCCGTCGAACGACAGGGTCCGGTCATGGTCCGTGAAGCCGAAGGTCACGCCATCTGCCCGGGTGATCCGCCAGCACCAGGCGAGCGTCGTCGTGCCGTCGTCGAGATGGGCCTGCAGCGCGGGCGGGAGGGATTTCATGGCCGGTCGCCCTGTGCTGCTGCCGCACAGAGGGCGGCTATCAGGATGCCGATGGCACCGCCCACGACCATGCCTGCGAGGAACTCAATCATCGCCGCGGAACCCGCGTTCGATCCGGTCGCGCAGGCCGATGAGGCCGAGGCCGAGGGCAATCAGCGCGGCAGGCGATGCATCGCCGGAGCCTGCCAGCGTCGCGACGAGGCGGGCGAAGTCGGCCAGCGGGCCGGTGGCGGGCAGCGCGAGGGAGGCGGCGCCGGTGGCGAAGGCGAGCAGCCCCGCCCACCAGGTGAGCGAGTTCGGACGGATGTAACGCATGGTATCAGACCCTCCGGATCAGGGTGGTGAAGAGGTTGGCCAGCCGGGCGAGCCAGCCGGAAGGTGGGTCGGGCGGCATGTCGGCTTGCGGTGACGGAGCGGGTGGTGCCGGTGCGGCCAGCGGCCGGATCAGGGACATGGCCTCGGTTTCGATGAGCCGCCGGATCGGCCGGGAGAAGTCCACCCGCCCGTTGCGGTCCACGGCCCAGACCGGGATCGTCCCGCCGGGATAGCGGCCGTGACGAAAGAGTTCGCGCTCGGCCTCGCGGCGTGGGATGATCGAGGCCGGTCGCCGCCAGTTCAGAAACGCGTCGGCGGCTGCAACGCGATTTCCGGCGTTGAGCGCCTTCGTCAGCGTGGCCCTGGCGATGGCGCCGGTGTTGTAGTGGAAAGACACCAGCGCATCGAACTCGTGCGGCGCGAGCGGCACCTTCACCGCGCGCAGCACCGCGGCCTCGTAGGCGGCGAGGTCTGCGCGGAAGAGCCGGAAAGCCTCGCGGATCCCCGCATCGAGATCGGCCGGCATGCCGCGCGCCATTTGCGCCGGATCGGGCGGACCGGCGGCGGCCGTGTGGCCGATGCCGAAGGTCCAGACGGTCTTCACGTCGAGATAGGGTCCGGGCACGATTCCCTCGTGCCGGACGAGGGCCAGGAGGCCCCGGTCGGTCATATGCATGGGATTACCGGAGAAGCGAGAGGACGAGGATCAGCACCGCGACGGCGAGGCCAACGCCCAGGCGGTGGCGGAAGGCCTGACCGGGATCGCCCGGGTCGCAGCGGAGGGCGCGCGCGCGGCGGAGAAGGTCATTCATCGTCTGCCCCTCCATTCGCGCCGCGCAGCCGGGCGAGGACGAGTTCGATGAAGGCCGGGCCGAAGACGCCCACGAGATAGGCGGCCGAGCCTGCCGCCCCGCCCGCGGGGATCGCCTGTGGCGGCAGGGCGAGCCAGGCGGTGACGAGCGCCATCGAGAAGCTGCCCATCCCGGCCGCGATCAGCCCGCCGAGCAGGATGTGGCGCAGCGCATCGCGGAGGCGCATCCGCGTCGTCAACGCATTGGTCGCCCCTCCCAGCGCGCCCCAGGCGGCGAGGATCACCGCCGTCGATGCCGCGAGCTCGCGCAACACCGCCGCCAGAAATCCGGTCTCGTCGTTCATGTGCGGATCTCCAGCAGCGGGATGGAAGTGATTGACCCCAGCCGCTCGAGATCGAGGGTGACGTCGAGAATGTCGGTGTCGAAGCGGACGGGGACGTCGAATTCGAAGCCCGCCGTGATTGCGACACCCGCGCCCGGGGCGGTGGAGAAGGTCACGCTGCCGGTGGTGGTGTTGACGCTCCAGCCGTTCATCTGCTCCACCCCGTTCAGCGCGATCCGGACGGTCCCTGCCACCGGTTTGGCGATGGCCCGGGTCCAGCTTTGGGCACCGGAGGTGTAGCGCTTCAGCAGGGGGAAGGTGGTGACCGCGCCATTGCCGGTGCCGATGGGCTGATCGGTCAGCGCGACCGCCTGCGACGGCAGGCAGGATTTGTAATCCGCCCAGTCCTTGTAGCGAAACCCGTGCAGGCGCCCGTTTCGGGCCTCGAAGAAGGCGACGACCTCCGCCAGATCGTCGGCGCGGCGGATACCGTAAGCCACGTCATAGCGGCGACGGCTGTTGGCCCAGCTCGCGTTGCGCTCCTCGGCCCCGCTCGCCAGTTCGACGATCTGCGTGCGCCGCTCCGGGCCACCGCGTGCCCCACGGCTGATGTTGTCCGGAAACCGGACCTCGTGAAATGCCATCAGAATTCTCCATCGTTCGTGCTCTGGTCCCCGCAACCGGTTCCCACTTGCGGGGTCGCACTCACATCCCCCTCCGACCCAGCGACACGGCGCGGGCGATGTCGCTTGCGACCTGCGTGCGGGACTGGCGGAAGCTCTCGGCGTCGCGGGCGTTGATCGTGACGTTCACGGTGGAGGCCCCTGCCTGGCCGTAACCCGCGGCTTCCCGGCGCGACAGAACCCGCTCACCCCTTTGCAGGATCGCGGGCACCTCATCGGGGCGCAGCCCGGCCCAGCCCCCGCTGTGCATCCGGGGCGCACCGGCAAACGCCAGCGCCGGGACCATCCGGCCGGGACCAGGGGCGCCGACCATCCCACCCGAATGCAGGATGTTCGCGAAAATCCCACCCGCCCCGCCCAGCGCGCCGGAAAGCGCATTGGCGATGGGACCGAGGATGAAGCGCCGCGCCGCGAGCTTCGCCAGATCGGCGATCATCGAGGTCACCAGATCCCGGAAATCGAGCTTTCCGGTCTTCACGAAGTCGCCGATGGCATTCTCGGCGCTCTGGAAGGCCCCGACCAGTGCGCTGCCGATATCGCCGCCGATCTCGCGCGCCTTGGCGGCGTAGTCGGCAAGCACCGCCGTGACGGCCTGCCAGCCTGTGAGGGCCTGCTCGGCTCCGGCCGCCGTGTCGGACCCCGCCTGTCGCCCGGCCGCACCGGCGCGACTTGCCGCCCCGCCAGTATCGTCCATCTCTTCGCCCAGCGCCCCGGCTGCGGCAGCTGCGTCTGCCAGCGCAGTCTCGGCATCGGCCCCCGTGCCGGTCACGGCATCCTTCAGCGCCTGCCAGCTGGCCAGCGGCCGACCGGCAGCATCGGCCAGCATGCCAGCCGCTTCGCGATAGCCAACGTCTCGCGCGCGGGCATCGTCGGCCATGGCACCGAGCCCGAGGTCGGGCGGTTCCAGATAGGTGCGCCCGAGGGCGGCCGAGAAGGCATCCGCGGCGGCGGCACCGGCGGCCGTTGCGGCACCTTCGAACGGATTGCCGATGCGCCCAAGCTCTACCGGATCGAGGATGCCGATCCGCACCCCACCTTCGCCTGTCGCCCATTCGGGCAGCAGCGCCAGTGCTGCGTTCAGGGTCTCGATGAAGCTGTTGATGCGGGTGACGACGCCGTTCAGCATCGCCTCGACGCCCGAGATCAGCCCGTTCGCGGCCTGGAAGGCGAAGTCGCCGATCGCGCCGGGCAGACTCCCCCAGATTGCGACCGCCGCGTCATAGGCCCCCTGGAAGATCGCCGCCGTCCGGTCGCCGAAGCTGACGACGCCCGCGATGGTGCCTTCCAGCGCCAAGAGACCGGCCGCCTTCAGCCCCTCCCAGCCAGCGGCCATGTTGGCAAAGGCTGCGTCGAGCGACAGGCCGATGCGCGACCAGACTTCCTTGGCGAGATCGCCGAGCAGCCGGAAGGCTTCGCCCACGCCGCCGACACGGGTCACAAGTTGCGAGAACTGGTAGACCAGTTCCCCGGCGCCAACGATCAGGGCTCCGATCCCGGTGCGGATCAGCGCGCCGCGCAGGAAGACCAGTGCGGTGGCAAGGCCGCGCACCGACAGGGCAGCGGCCGCCATTCCCGCGACCCAGCGCCCGGCCATGACGGCCGCAAAGGTCGCTGCATAGGTGGCAAGCCGTGCGAGGTTGTCGAAGAGCGCCGTGATCGCCTGCCCGATGGGGCCGGTCGCCCGCGCCATGTCGGCGAGTTTTGTGGCGATGGTTTCCAGCGCCGGGGCGACGGCGACGGTCAAGCGGTTCACGAGGCCGGTCCAGATCAGGCTGAGGCGCGCGATGGCATCGCCCGTCCGCTCGACCTGGGCGGCATCGGCCGCGCTGACCGCCACCCCGAAGTCCTGCACGTCGCGGGCAGCATCGCGCAGGGTGGCGCTGTCGATCCGCAGGAACGCCAGCGCCGCCCGGTCGCCGAAGAGGTCGGAGGCCACGGCCGCCCGCTCGGCCTCGGGCACGAAACCGTTCAGCGCGTCCTGGATCGCCACGATGCGCTGGTCGAGCGGCAGGGCCTGCAGTTCGGCGGCGGTCAGGTTCAGCCGCCGCAGCGCGCCGACCGCCGCGCCCGAGCCGCCGGCCGCCTCAGACAACCGCGTGGTCAGCTTCTTCGTCGCCTGCTCGATCTCGCCCAGCGAGACGCCCGCCAGTTCCCCCGCCCAGGTCAGGGTCTGGATGCTCTCGACGGTCGTGCGCATCGACTGCGCGAGCTTCGCCTGCGCGTCGATGTTCGCGAGGCCCGAGCGGACCATCGCCACCCCTGCCGCCGCCGCAGCCGCTGTGACCGCCGCCAGAGCGATCCCGGCCTTGCGGGCAAAGCTGGCGAGGCGCGTGTTGGCCAGTTCCATCTCGGTGGACAGACGACCGAAACCCTTTGCTCCGGCCTCGCCGATGCCCTCCAGTTCGGCGCGCACCTGGCGGCCACCGACGGCGGCAAGCCGGACGGAGACGCGTTTCTCGGCCATGGGATCTGGGCTCCGGGTGGGATGGGGTCAGTCGCGGTTCGCCGCGATCTGTTCGTTGACGCGGCGGACCATCACCGCTTCGAGGGCGGGCAGCAGTTCGGCCATGGCAGGCGAGGAGATGCCGAGGGCCAAGCCCAGCGCCAGCGCCGCGCCCATGTCCCAGCCGATCACCGCGCCGGGGATGACGCGCATCTGCCCGCCAAGGCGCTGCGCCAGGTCCCAGACCTGCGCGCCTTCGAGCGTCAGCGGCTGGTTCAGCCGTGCGGGGCAGTCGGGACAGGATCCCGCGCAGGCCGCGCAGTAGCGCTCGCCCCCGCCGAAGGACCAGTCGGCAAGGGCGCAGAGCCGTTTTTTTCCGCGTCCAGCAGGAGAGCCTTGGCGACGTATGAAGTCTGGAACGCCTCGAAGGCGGGCCAGATGTCGAGAAGCGCGTCGATGGCCTCGGGGCTCGGATCGATGGGATTGCCATCCGCATCGCCGATCCCCTCCCATTCGAGGATCGCACGCCGCGCCAGCGCCTTGGCCATGGCGAGCGCGGCCTCCTCGGTCGCGGCCCCCTCGGGCAGGTCGGCAATCGCCGGATCACCGCGTGCAGCCACCATCAGCGCCGTGGTCAGTGGGCGGAGCCGGAGGCGCACGCCGGGGACGAGGTCGCACCACTGCGGCGCGTTCGAAAGGTCGAGGGTCAGCATGGAGGGCCTTCTCAATAGGTTGCGACGGTGTTGACGAGGACGGCGGTGCACATGCGGGCGGGGCTGGTGGCCTTGGCCGCCTGCCAGTCGAAAGTGGCCTGGATGCCCTGTGGGCCCGGGATTTCGATGCGCGGGCGCGGCAGGAAGACGGCATGCGCCGTGAAGGTGAAGCTGGCCTCGGCCCCGAGGCTCCAGGCGAAGACCAATTCGCAGGGCGTGCCGTCGATGGCCTGCGTGATCAGCGCGGTGTCGGCAAAGCGCACCTCGACCCGGCCGGTCAGCGCGGCCATGCCGGGGTCGGCCCCCTCGATGCGGCCGTCATTGCGGATGGTCTCGATCCGGTCGAGGCCGTTGGAATAGGTGACCTCGGCCGAGATGACGTTGCCGAGCAGCGTGCCGTTACGGGTGATCGCCCCGTTGAAGTGCCCGAACCGCTGCAGGGCGAGCGAGGTTGGCGTGCCAGCGGCCGTGGCCGCCGCGACGCTTTCGCCCTGCGCCACCAGCCGCGCCGTGGCGGTCAGCAGCCCCGACCGCGCCATCTGCCACGACAACTGATCGCAGACGCAGCCGGTGTACATCGCATAGCGCGGCACTTCGGGCATTGCCGTCTCGATGGCCATGCTCGGCAGCGTCCAGTTCCCCGACTGGAAGGTATGGGTCTTTGGCGTGGTGCCAGAGGTAACAGGTGCGCCGAACGCCGCCTTCAGCCAGAGGCCAAGGTTCTCGACATCGATCGGCACGACGACATCGCCATCGGCGGTGACCGCGTCCTTGATCGGGGCCAGAGGATCGCGCCCTTGACCCAGCAGTTCCGAGGCGATCAGCGGCTGTTCGGAGCCGAGCGTGGTGCTGGCGAAAGGCACCGTGCGATAGCCCGTGGCGGGCGCAGTGCCATAGACGGACTCGAACGCAAGCGCCATCTGCGCCCGCGCCCCATGGGCTCGTGCCATCATAGTCTCCTGTGGTGAGTGAGGTCAGCCGAGCGGATCGGCCGTGGTGTAGTGCAGGATGACCGGGATCACCGCCGCCTTTAGGCTGGCAGCGCCCTCGACAGGCAGGTCAACCGGACGCGGCGCTTCCGCCTCAACCCAGTCGCAGAGACCGCCCAGCGTGCGGTCAGCGGCAATCGCCGCGCCGATGCCGGCGCAGAGGGTGTCGAAGGTGGCGTCACGCGCGGCGCCCTGCACGACCGCCTCGATCTCGGCGCGGTGCTGGTAGTGGTAACGCAGCGGCGACAGCGTCACCTCCGGCTCTCCCGGCTCGCCGTCGCGCAGGATCAGCAGGCCCCCGGCAGGGACGCGTTCCGGCAGCGCGTCACCGCGCAGGGCGGTGGCGGGCAGCGCCGAGAGCCGCGCGTGCAGCGCGGCGAGGATGGTTTCGCGGGGGGTGGGCATCTGGTGTTTTTCAGGTTGCAGGTGCGAGGGAGGTCCGAATGGAGCCGAAACAAACGCCCTAGTGGAACGTTGGTCCCAATCGTGGGAAATTGCGAGTGCATCACACCACGTTCAGCATGTCTGCGAACACATAGAAATCACCCGCAGCCTCTTTCAGCTTAGATCGGCTCAGCAGGCTTAGAAATTCGGCAAAAGCCCGTGCCTGACAGTTTACCTGCTTGGCAGGATTGAACTCTATGTCCGTGAAACCATCATAGTGAACGTTCTTCTCGATCCAGTCAGCGTGCTCTACCAGCGATCGGATGTACAGCCAGTCATAAAAAGCATTCTTTGGCGATAGTGGAAAGTGTTCTCCCTCCAGTTCAAACCGAACAAGATTTCCAGCATCTACTTCTCGAATAAAGCGCTTAGCTTCGCGCGGCGCCATCCGAAATACTTCCGGAAATGGCCCGCGCCGCTCAAAGGTTTTCGAGCCTTGGTAGACGCTCTCAAGCGGGAACTTGCCGGTATTCAATGGCACCTTTAGGCTAAATGCGCTCAACCTTTTCCCGATCTCCTCTTCGGATTTCGATGAAATTTCTAAAACTTTTTCGATACCGCTCCTTCTTGCGGCGCTATGTAGGGCTGCAACATTTTTCTTTTTCTGGACTTCAGCGAAGCCTGGAGCCCAAGGGAAATCGAACGAACGCTCTTGCACCAATTGCGGTCCGCTGAAAGCAGGCAGAAATACAGGGCGGCTGGCCACTATCGATACCCCAATATTAGATTTCTAGGCACACCGTTCGGTACGAGTACTTCCATTTTCTCTGCGGCACGCAAGCGAGCCTGAACGTCGGGGTCAGACCAGTTTGTCCTCGCGTAAATTACCTCTACGTCAAGGTGGGCCAACGCGTCTGAAAGCGGCAAGATCGAGGTGTCATTCGCATTAGCCACGCCGAACGCAATGTGCACGTCCGGAATTTTCAGTACGTCCGGAGAAATCACCAGATACCTTGGATTGGGTAGGCGCCCATCCTTGTGTGCCAGATACTTCATTGGATGATTTGAAGTGAGGCATAGGCTGACAAATGGATCAATACCTCGGGCTCTGTCTTGGTCGTGGCTCCATTCATTGCCACCAGTTGTGTTGGGCCACCAACCCTCTTTGCGCATTCGCTCTTTAGAAACCAATCCTAGTTTGTCGATCTGCTCAAAATTGCTCTCGTCAGTGAAATGGTAAAGACAATCATGCTGTCCACTCTTCTTGATCAAAGCGATGAAGTCGTCGACTGTCATGGTGTTCCATTTTCGTTAGTTTTGTCATTCCTTGATACGCGAAAGCCACCGCTTGGGCCAGTAGCGACCTCGTAGGTCTGCCTGTGAAAAATGAGGCGAAGAGGTACCTGAAGCCGACATTCGTCGGACGAAAGCAAAAGCGCGGGTTGCTGCCGTTCAAACAATCCTCCCATCCACCCAGTTCGCCACGATCAGCGCCGGCACCGCGTCATGCGCCCGAGCTGCATCCCGTGCCAGGTCCAGCCGCTTCGGCAGCTTGACCTGTGGCACCAGCAGGAAGATCGGCGCGGTCACGAGGCCTCGGCCAGTCTTCGACCGTGACGCCACGGCGCGGCCCTTCGTGTTCAACCGCCCCTCGGCCACCAGCAGACTCGGGCCTCTACGCCGATAGATGAACCGCAGGCGCAGGCCGGTGCGGCGCTCCCATTCGCCGGGGGTGATCCGGCCCCCGCGCAGGGACTTTCCTGCTGCGGGCGTGGGGATTGCCAGCCAGAACCCGTTCTTCGAGCGGATCAGCGGGCCGGTGTCGTGGGCGCCGACGATGACCGGGGCGTTGGACCAGACCACGGTCGCCGCGTTCAGGCTGGGCGTGGTCTTGGGGAACTGCTCCGACCGGATGGTGCGGGCAAGGCGCGGCCCGAGCCCCGCGCCGGTGATCTGCAGCCGCCAGGCGGCCTTCAGCCCGGTCCCGGCCTCGCGGATCGCAGCGGACACCGCGCGCTCGCCCGCTGCGACCTCGGCCGCCATCATCGCGACGATGTCGGGATCGATGTCGAGCTTCAACTTCATCGCCGTCACGCCGGGTGCAGATCGACCGTCCAGACCAGCCGTTCGCGATCACGGACAGGCTCGCCCTGTATGACGAATGCCTCGGAGTCGATTTCGATGCGGTCGCCGGGGCGCGGGTTCGGCACCTCGGCCACGCGTAGATCGATGCGCGTGGTTTCCGACCAGAGCCTGGCATCGCCAAAGTCGGTGATCGCATCGGCACGCCGGGCGACGATGCGCACCAGGACGGGCGCGCCGCCGTCGGCGATGTAGACCGCATCCCGGCCGATATTCGGATCGGCGAAGAGCGCACCCACGGCGGCGGCAAAGGCGCTCATCAGAAGGCCCCGTTCAGGCGCACCCGGCCGACCACATCGCCTGCGCCGCCCGCCACCGCGATCACGGCCACGCCGATCAGGGTGTTCGAGGTGGTGGTCTTGGTCGCTTCCTTGGCGGTGTTGTCCCAATAGACCTTGTCACCTGCGGCCCAGGCTTGCGATGCGACCTTCTTCAGATCGTAGACGCCGGTGAGCGCGGCCTCGACGGTTTCGCCGAGGGTGGCAGTGCCCGCGGCCACGCCGAAGATGGTTCCGACGAGCAGGCCGTCGCCCGAGGTGACGGCATAGGGCGCGGTCAGGGTGACGGTGTTGCCGGGCTGGACGTAGTTCTTCATGGGGGTGTCCCTTCTGGTGACAGTTGCGCGTGGTGCGAATTTTTCCTACCTTTGCGGCAGGAGGATCGGACATGGCCGGCAAGATCAGCATTTCCATCACCGACGAGCATGCCGCCCTTCTGCAGGAGGCGGTGGGCAGCGGCGCCTATGCCTCGTCGAGCGAAGTGGTCCGCGAGGCGCTGCGCGAGTGGCGGGCGCGGCGGGTCGTGGGTGAACTCTGGGACGCGGGCCTTGCCAGCGGCCGCGCCGAGCCGGGCACGACCATGACTGACATCAAGCGCGAGGCCCGGAACCGCAGAAGCGCGTCCTGACACGCATGCCACGGATCTTCTTCACGCGGGCGGCCCGCGAAGACCTGATCGATATCTGGACGCACATCGCCGAGGACGATCCGTCCGCAGCCGACCGCGTCCTCGACAGGTTGGACGAGGTTGCGTCGCATCTGGCCGACAATCCGCAGATGGGTCCGGCCCGGGACGATATCCGCCCCGGGCTGCGCTATCTGGTCAGCGGGTCCTACCTGCTGCTCTACCGGATCGACGGCGAGTACATCGAGATCGTCCGCGCCGTGCACGGGCGGCGCGACCTCTACGGCCTCATCTGACCTTACGCGCCCGGGTTCTTGTAGAGGCCACGCCAGTCGATGGCCTTGGCGCCGAAGTCGAGGCGGCACTTGATCTCGACGCCATCGACGTCGAAGCCGTTGCGGGTCTCGATGTAGGCGCCCTGCTGGCCTTCCAGATAGGCGTATTCGATGGTGTCGATCTGGTTGGGCGAGGCCGCGAGATACCAAGAGGTGGCGCTGGCGGCATCGAGGCGCGGCTCGCTGATCGGCGACAGCGTCCGGATCGACTGCGGCACCACCTTGGCGCTGTCGGCCGGGACAAGGTTCTGGGCGACCAGTTGCTCGGCCTTCAGTTCGAGGGCCGCGGGGACGATCAGGAAGGCGGGGCGGATGTTCAGCACCGTCTTCTTGTCGAGCCCGGTCTGCAGCGCCATCGCCGCCCGTGCCGCACCGACGCTTGCCACGTCCAGCGCCGCACCGGTGCCCGCGAGGTTCTTGTGCGTGGTGTGGAACAGCGCATTGCCGTCGGCCATGGCCGGGTTGGCGGTGATGATGCCCCAGACCACGTCGCTTTCCAGCTGCGCGATGGAGTTGCCGTACATCGCCGGGATCCGGGTGAAGGCGTCGAGATCGTCGTTGATCAGCACCTGCCGGGTGATGGCGACGACCCGGCCATAAGTCTTGACCTTGTAGCTCTCCTTGCTCTCGCCCAGCGTGCCGCGCTTGAACTCACCGCTCTCACCCACTTCCAGCAGCTGCGGCGCTTCGCCCAGCTGGACGCGGTGCATCGACTTGAAGTCGGTCGCCAGCACCTGGCGGCAGAAGAGCGCGAAGGTCCGGGGATAGGCGTCATAGGCTTGCCGCAGGGTCTTGTTGGTGACGGCCGAGAGGATCTCGGGGAAGTCCGAGGTCGAATGCAGCGCGCGGGTCGCCACCTCGTCGCGCGACAGACCCCGCGTGTTGACCCCAGCATTGCCGAGGCTCTCGCGGGCGAGTTCCAGCAGCGTCATGCCGCGGTACTGCCGGGCGGCATCCTCCAGCGGGAAGAGAGTGGGGCTGTAACGGTGCAACAGCGCGTTCGCCACCGCGTCGCGGCGCGTGACGCGCTCGTCCCGGCCGCCGAGGGGCACGGAGACATGGGGGAAGGTGCGGGTCTCGTCTGACCTGGCCGCGACCTGATCGAGGATCAGGCGGCGGGACTCGTCGACGCTGAGGCCGCGCTTGACCAGATCCTCGGCGAAGCTGCGTTCGAGGTTCAGACGGCCGGTCAGATCGTAGATCGTAGAGACGCGATCCCGCTCTGCCTCTCGGGCGCGGGTGGCGATGGCCTCGGTGTCGGGGGCTGCGGGCGCATCCGGCATGCGTGCCGCAGCTGGTTCGGGATTCGCCGGGGCCCCGACGGGCTGCTGGCGGGTTTCATGGCTGGCGGGGACATCCCCGGCCACATGGGTCGTGCTCTCAGGCATGGACGCCTCCTTTTGCATGCGGGTGTCGACGATCTCGACGGGATAGTTGGCCTGATCCGAGGCGCGCACCTGCGCGCGGGGATCGGCGGGGACGGTCACGAAGCTGACCTCGAGCGGGGTCCAGCGTTCGACGATGCGCTGCTCGACCTCGCCCTTCGCGGCGGGCTCGACCACCTTCACCCGCTCGATGGAGTAGCCGACCGAGACGTTGCGGATGATGCCGTCACTGATCAGGCCGAACATGCGGTCGGCGGCCTGGTCGAGCCCCTCACGGGGGAAGCGGATGGTGGCCTTGCCTTCCTTGCCCTCGATCCAGGCGCGTTCGACGACGCCCACCTGCGAATGCGAGGACCAGACCGAATGGCTGTCGAGCGCCGGTGCACCGGCGTTGAGGCGCGTCAGATCCACCGCCCTGTCGCTGACCTCAAGGATCTCATCGAAGGGAACGGATGTGTCCCAACCGGTCCATCGCCGCCGCCGGACGGCCGCGCCGGTGGTGAAGACCACATCGACCGAGCGGGCCTCGGAATTGACGGTTGCCGGCAGGATGGGCGCGCGCCGCAGCTGCATCGGCAGGGCGACCGGCGCCGCCATGATCGTGTCGGGCATGGCCCTATTCCTTCTCTGGTTCGGATGCGGGAGCGGTCGGTTCCTTGGCCGGATCGCCCGCCTGCGCGCTGCCAGTCTTGGTGACGCGGCGCGGGTCGCTGTCGAGCACGAGGCCGAGGCCGTCGAGCTTGGCATTGGTCGCGGCGATTTCTGCCAGCACCGCGTCCGGGTTGTGGCCCTGCCGGGCAATGGCCTGCGCCAGCGTCATGGTGCCGGTCCGGATCGCCAGCAGGTCGGCCATCGCGTCCTTGTAGGGATCGACCGCGTCGAACTTCGGCGGCGACCATTCCACCGGCACATCCGGAGTCGGGATCTGCCCTGCTGCCCATGCAGCCTCGGTGAACCAGCGCCAGACCGGCGCGCAGAGCATCGGGATGAAGAGCTGCCACTGGACCGCGTCGATCATGCGGCGGAACTCGACGAGACCCGCCCGGATCGAGGAATAGTTGACCTGGGACAGATCCCCGGTCAGCAATTCGTAAGGCACCCGGAACCCGGCTGAGATCGTGTGCAGGCTGGCGCGCTTGTATTCGCCGTAGCCGCCGGTGGCGGATGGCTGGTTGAACCGGATGTCCTTGCCGCCCCGCGCATAGGCGATCAGCCCCGGTTCGAACTGTTCGACCCGGTTTCCATCGGCATCGACGACGGTGGGTGCGATGCCCTGCTGGGATTCGTCGTCGCCGAAGACGATCGCGGTGACGCAGGCCTCGGTCTTCTTGCGGACCAGTTCGGCCACTTCATAGTCGTCGAGATCGCGCAAGGACCGGATCACCGGCGCGCCCCAGGGAAC